ATAGAATTTTCTGTACTGACCAAAACATAGTAAACTTCTCGGTTAACTCAGGTCAATACACTTCAAATACAACCGCAAATACATACATCGTTTATGAGTAACATACACGTTTTAAACCTATCTGCCTACACCGCTCCTACAATCGAAGAGAGTAAGAGAGATGCTTGGGTAAATTATGATGGTGCAGACGGAGGCAGTTATTATCAGTTTTTGATTGATAGATACACTAATTCCACCACGAACAACGCTATTATAAACAACATCTCACGCCTTATCTACGGAAAAGGACTCTCAGCTACTGACGCTAACCGCAAGCCTAATGAGTACGCTCAAATGATGACCTTAATATCTAAGGATTGTTTGCGCAAGATTGCTTTAGACCGCAAGTTGTTTGGTCAATTCTCTATCCAAGTACACTACAACGACAGACACGATAAGATTCTAAAGGCTTATCATATTCCTGTAAACTTGTTGCGTGCTGAGAAATGCAATAAAGACGGAGAGGTAGAAGGTTACTATTACTCGGATGATTGGTCAGACGTAAAGAAATATGTACCTAAGCGCTTCCCTGCGTTTGGATTTGGTAGAGAGAAAGTAGAAATCCTATTTTCTAAGCCTTATTCAGTCGGAATGAAGTATTATGCGTATCCTGACTATCAAGGTGCAGTACCTTACGCACTATTGGAGGAGGAAATTTCTGACTACTTAATTAACGAAGTACAAAACGGATTTAGTGGAACTAAAGTAGTAAACTTTAACAACGGAGTGCCTACATTAGAGCAGCAAGAAATCATATCTGCGAAGGTATTAGGCAAGTTGACTGGTTCTAAAGGTCAAAAGGTAATTGTAGCGTTCAACGACAATATGGATACTCGTACTACGGTTGAGGACATCCCACTTAATGACGCACCTGAACACTACACATATTTAAGTGAAGAGTGTTTGCGTAAGATTATGCTAGGACACAATGTAACATCTCCGCTATTATTCGGAGTTGCATCGTCTAACGGATTCTCGTCTAACGCTGATGAGCTTGAGAACTCGTTTATTCTCTTCAATAATATGGTGATTAAACCATTCCAAGAGGAGATAATTGATGCCATTGACAAGATGTTAGCCTTTAACAACATCTCACTTAATCTATTCTTCAAGACTCTCAAACCACTTGAGTTTGTAGACTTGGAAAATGCTATGACTGAAGAGCAGGTTTCTGAAGAAACAGGAACGGAACTTAGCAGTCAGTTGCCTAAAGGTGTAGCCGAGCAGCTTATTGCACTTGGTGAGACACCTGACGAGAATTGGCTTCTAATAGACGAAGCCCCTGTAGACTATGATTCTGATGACTTAGAGAACGAAATGCTCTCTAAAGAGCTAGAACCTACCTTATTGTCGAAAGTATGGAACTTTGTAAGCACAGGAGACGCTCGTCCTAACATCACATCTAAACAAGACAAGGTAATTGACGGAATCAAGTTCATTACTCGTTATGTTTATCAAGGTGAAACTGGTGGTAAAAGCGGAAAAGGCAGAGACTTCTGCAGACAAATGATGTCAGCTAAAAAAATCTACCGCAAAGAGGACATTCAAAGAATGAGTAACCAACAAGTTAACTCGGGATTTGGCCCTCGTGGAGCTGCTACTTATGACATTTGGTTGTACAAGGGTGGTGCTAATTGTCACCATAGATGGAACAAACAAGTCTACGCAACTTTTTCAGGTAAGGCATTAAACGTAGGTAGCAAAGAATTAAAGCAAGTAGCAGTCCGTAAAGCAGAGAAGTTAGGCTACGTTGTAAAGAATGAGGCTTTGGTTTCTATTCGTCCTATTGACACACCAACAAGAGGCTACTTACCTAAAAACGATTAACAATGGCAACGGCACTATTAATTACAAGAGACGATATAGTTCGTTTTACTGCAGTCAACGGCAACGTAGATACTGACAAGTTCATTCAGTTCGTTAAGATTGCTCAAGATATACATATTCAAACATACTTAGGTACGAAACTACTTGAGAAGCTACAAGCTGATATTATTGCAAATACACTTTCAGGCAATTACGAGAGCCTTGTAGAAAATTATGTGAAGCAAATGCTCATCCATTGGAGTATGGTCGAATATCTTCCTTTCGCAGCTTACACAATCGCTAACAAAGGTGTCTATAAGCATTCGTCTGAGAACGCTGAAAACGTAGAGAAAAACGAAGTAGACTTTTTATTAGAAAAAGAGCGTCAAATTGCTCAACACTACACGGAGCGTTTCATTAGTTATATGTCTTTCAACCAAGATTTATTCCCTGAATACAATCAGAACGTTGACCAAGATATGTACCCTGACACTACAAACAATTACACTTCTTGGTTTATATGAAAAAGAACAGACCAAAGGGTTTGAAATATAGCCCTAAAAACACGAATGTAGAGAAATTACGAATCTATTTAAGCAAACAAGAAAATGGCAAATAGCAACGGATGGGGAGATGGCGCAGCTAACAACGCAATAGGTTGGGGTCAAGGCGCAAACAACGCAATCGGATGGGGTGATTTACACGCTAAATCTTGGGCAGGCGCTACTGACATTGTAGGACTTACTACTGACCCTGATGCGCAGGCGTTCATTACTGCTGCAGCAATTACAGACCCTACTCAACAACTTGCAATTGATAACCTTGTCAAAGGATTGAAGTCGGATAACATTTGGACTAAAATGAAAGCCATTTATCCGTTTGTAGGTGGAACTGCATCAACTCACAAATGGAACTTAAAAGACCCTAGAGATTTAGACGCTGCTTTCCGATTAGTATTCAACGGAGGATGGACGCATTCAAGTAATGGTGCTACTCCTAATGGAACTAATGGATATGCTGATACGAAGTTACAACCTTTGTCCGTGTTAGCACAAAATAATTCTCACTTGAGTTATTATTCAAGAACAAATCAAGCTAACGGCAATTTTATTGAAATAGGTACTGAGTCACCTGATTTTTTATTATGGTATAAAGCCTTTAATTTAACAAGAGGTAATGTGGACGGTAGTATGGACTATACACCAACTGTAGCATCAACGCAAGGTTTTTTATTAGCATCAAAATACTCAACTTCTCAGGGTTTAATGCAATATAATGGCGCTCAACAATTAAAAACTGGTGTTTCTGGTAATACTCGAGGAGCTAAAAATATTTATTTAGCAGCATTAAATTCTACAGGTGCAGCTTATTATTCTTCTAAACAAGTTGCATTCTCATCTATCGGTGACGGACTTACAGACACCGAAGCAGCAAACCTATACACACGAGTTCAAGCATACCAAACCGCACTTTCAAGACAAGTATAATGAAATTAGCAGACATCACAACCGAAGACATCACCACCTTGGTCGGACTATTGACTGAGGTGCAAAAAGACGAATTAGTCGGAGTTTACTACTCTGCTGATTCTATCTACAACCCTATTCAAGATATAGACGATAATTGGGTCATCTCAACTGAGGAAATGATTTACACTACTAACGAAGAGACGTTGTGGGTAAAAGACCTTGAGCTGATTGAGTACAAACCGAAACCAACACCTTCACCTTTCTGATGGAAGAGTTCTTTCAATACGCTTTAGTAACGGCAATAGCCATAGTCGGGTACTTCCTAAGAATTATCCATAACGACGTGCGCAAAAACACGGAGGAACTCGGAAAGCTCAAAGGCAAGATTGAACTGGTAGAGCAAGAAAGCCGCCTAAAGTTTGAAACAATCCAAGTACAAACTCAGCTTGAGATAAAGAACTTAGCAAAAAACGTCAGCGAGCTATCGGAAGCAGTTAAACAATTAATTTTAAAATAATGGACACAGTATCAACAGCACCTGATTTTGGTGTATTCTCTCAACTTGCTGACTATGGTGTAGGCGGTTTAGTTTTATTAGCGTTAGGCTATGTAGCTTGGATGTTTATTAAACGCCATTTAGACGAAAAGAAAAAGTAAATGTCATTCGGAATATTTGACACGTTAGCAGATTACGGAATCTTAGGCTTTGCAGTTTTAGCCTTAGGGTATCTATGTTGGATGTTTTTAAATCGCCTTATGCAAAGCGAGGATGACCTCAAGGCGAGAATCAAAGAACTAGAAACGGACGTAGAAAAGACGTTGAAGGAAAGCACTGAGAGTTCTAAAAGTTTAAAGGAAACCGTATTGATGCTATTTGGCAAAAAATGAAAAAGAAGCTGCTTGTAATTGGTTCTTTGTTTATCGCTTTAGTTTGCGTTCAGGTATTTTCAAGCGGACACAAGCACGTTGTAGTTGTTGAAAAAAACGTTTCGCTTACCAATGAGAACAAAGCTCTTACCAAAGAGAATAGCGGGCTTAAATCAAGCGTTAGCGCCCTTAAACAAGAAAACACGGAGCTAGTAAATGATAAAGCTGAAATGCAGCAAATGGTTAGCGAAATAATTGGAGATTTAGATTCTACAAAATCGGTAGTCAAAGACATTAAAAATGAATTGAAAAATGAAAAGGATATTGTTCGTAGGCAGTCTACTGGTAGAGAGTTTGAGTTTCAGCCAATCACGCTACCCACTTCAGACGGTAATTGACGGCGACTCGGTTGTCATCCTTACTAAGGCTCAAGCTGATACGATAAACGCAATATTCGAAAGCCAAAAGGCTAAGATTGCCAAATTCAAATCCGATGTAAAGACAAAGGATTCAATCATATCAGTCAGAGATACCGTGCTGATGTTCTACACCTCAAAATATACTGAGTACAGAACCATCATAGAAACTCAGATTGTGCGTGAGGACAAACTTGACACCATCAGAGGATGGTTGATTGATAGAGCGAAGGAAAGTTCGTGGCTCTATTTCTCATATCTGAACAATGAAATCGTAGCCGTTGACCTCTCTGACTATGTTGTGAGAAAGGACGATTACACAGGAGATATAATCTTCTATAAAAGGACGGAGGATTGCCCGAATGATGATAAACAAAAAGAGCCACCTCTTGGTTGGCACACTGATATTGTAAAACCAAAAAGACCTAAACTAAATATTTTTAAACTATGAAAACTTTTATTTCTCAATTATTCCAAGACGAAAAAGGCAACTTTTCTTCAAAAC